CCAGGCGTTGTTAGAGTAAAGACTGAATCGGAATCCACGATACCACCTGAAGAGGTTGAAGTATGGGTTATATTGTCGCCTGACCATTTGTTTAAGGCTGAACCATACGTTGTTATTGTGATTTCCTCCACAATTTCTTGAGTTGTGGTGGTGGTTGAGTTCATACTTCCTTGAGTGAACTGTGGTGTCACTAACTCTGCTTTCACAGCTGTTGGTGACAATAGTAACAGCGTTAACAACCATTTTTTCATTCTTCTTGTTTCTTAGCCATTGGACAATTGACGGGTTTGTTTCCATTCTTATTACCAGTAGTCAAGCCAAAAGTGGCAAGTGCTCCCGTAAACACACTGGCAACGAACGTGATATCTGAGTTACCTGATTTTTTAACCATTGGTAACTCAACATAATTCATGGTTATTATAAAGCCCGACCAAACAACTACGCCAAGTCTGACAAATGTACCAAGAATTTGGATTTGATGTTCTTGATCCTCTGCAGCATCTTTTAACTTACTGAGGAGACCTTTTCTTTCTTCTCCTTCCTTTTTTTCTTCCATGCGTCAACTTTTCCTTGGATGAACTTTTGTACTTTCTTCTTAATTGGTTCAAATAAAGATTGAGTAATAGTTGTAGTGGTTACTGCAATGACAGCTGTTGTTACAGCAGTTACTACCACAGCTGTTTCCGGTATAGGCATCTGTATATCTATAACCGGAATTTTAAGTGTTGGTGGTGCAGGTTGCTCTGTCTTTTCTTTACTCTCCTCTGCCTTAGTTTCCTCTGGACGCTCTAAGTCAGCCGGAGGTATCACCATAGGTTTATATGATGGTATCCGAGCTGAAGGTTGTTTTAATTCAATACTGGGTAGATATAGAGGCTTTGGAAGGTTAGGAGTAGGTAGAGGAATTGACATTAAGATTTAGGATATTTATCTTTGACGGCTTTTATTGCCTTAACAAATTCACCAGTAGCATCGACTTTATTAGCTGCTATATCTTTGTATAAAAGATCAAATTGTTCTGCTAATTTAGGATATTCATTTCTACGTTTTGATTTATAAGAATCATTCTCTAAATCCCAAGCATCCTGTAATGCTTTTAGTCCATTAGTGCAATCTGCTTCAGAAGGTTTAGAACCACCATCATGAACGATTAGATTTGCGTAAATCTTATTAGAGGGATCAGACCAACCAAACCATTGACCCGATCTAACTGTAATTAAATATCTTTCTATATGTGTAGGTCTCATGTTATGTATCCGCTAATTTAATAAAAGTAAAACCAGTTCTCATTTGGTCAGCTCCATCTAAATTCATAGAAGTATTAGAATACATTCTAAACTTTATCTTAAAGTCATTGCTTGTAACATCAGTAACATCAAAGATTGCTTCCGTAGACTGGGATTCAAACCAATCACTAGATCCTTGGTCAGCAATAGAAGTAGTAGCTTCACTATGGTAAGTACCACCTACTGTGCCAATGGAAATTTGCCAATATTGCGTATCAGAACTGTTATAACCAGTTGCGTGTAATCTTACAAGCCAAAAACCTGTACTTGGGAAAGTAAAGACTCCTGAACTCTCAGTCATTCCAGTGCCTAAATTAGTTCCATTTGCTGTTCCTGTGCCTGTTGGTCTTGACCAATTACTATCTACATCTGTCCATCCACTACCACTTTTAGTCCAATCAGCATTCATGCACCATTGATCTGCTTCAGTTATTCCTCCAGCGGCGGCGGCAGCCCATGTTAAACCACCTGTATTACCAGATTGAGCTGATAAGAAATATCCATTAGTAGGTGAGTTAGATACTTTTAAGTTATCTTCATCTACTACATTAGAGGCAATAACTTGTGCTCCATCTGCTGTAGATGTAACTTCACCAGTATGATTAGGGTGTGTATAATTATTAGCTGACGTAGCTATACCGTCTAATTTAGTTTTTAATGTATTGGTGAAATTGTTTTGAGTTAAACCACCGTCACCTACAGAATAAGTAGTGTCTGGTGGTACTTGCCAAGAGCTGGAATCATCACCGTCTACTCTTAGAAATTTGGCAGTGCCTGTTTCACCAGTAGATAAAACTGCTGTACCTTCTGTTGTTGTGCTAATTGCTTGCCAACTATTATCTCCTCTTAAAAAGCTGGAACTAGATGCTGTACCAGTGGCTGAGAGTTCAGCAACACCAACAGCATCATCTTTCATTTCGCTATTACCTACCGAGTTAGCAGGTAATTTAGCGTCTGTAACGGCATCATCTTTGATACCGCCAGTATCTATTTGTGTTAATGCCATTAGTCTGCCTCCTCCGGTGTGTTGCCATCAATTGCTTTCCATTCTAAATACTTTTGATAGTCGCTGTTTTCGGGGTCAATCGGCATTATTATTCTGACTGACGCATCAGGGTTTTTAATAACACCATCTAATTTACCTGTTATAGGATTGTTTTGTAATTTATAAAGTGCCATAGTTAAAACTCCGAGGACCAAGCAACATAAGTTGCGGCAGCATTTGTTCTGATCATTGCTCCTTTACCAGCAGAAATAGATAAACCTCCTTTATTCATACAACCCGTATTTTTAGTTGTAATTCCATCTCTTCCAAATGAGGCAGGATTTGCAGTTCCTCCGTCATAAAACATTTCAAAAGCATTTGAAGTATTAGTTATTTCTAGTGATGGCCTGTTTCTCATGGTGACAGGAAAATTCATAGAACAAAATACAGAGGTGGAAGAATAATTAGTAGCATTTTCTGTAACTGAAGCGTGTTGTACGTCATCACTGTCTGATCCTGTACAATGCCTGTAATAATAACGTTGGGAGCGAGCTAGCTCATCGCCGTAGCTACGGTGTTCAAATTCAGTGGCAACGTCTCCTACTTCTAACTGAAGCCCTGTAATTTCAAATGTTGAATCATTTGTTGTGTACCATGTTGATGTATTATCTGGTGTTCTTACTGAACCACTATAAGTAGACCATTGATTCAAAGTTATTGTACCCGTACTATCTGTTCCTCTAAATAAAACCATTTCTAGATATAAACCGGCTCCATCATTATTGTCAACGGTGAGATTAGCATTACCTGGGATTGTTTTTGTAACCTTTGTCCAAGTATCAGCAGTTAATGAACCTGTTTCTATTGGATAGTTATATGCTGTCCCATCATCTGTTCTGATGGAGAAATAAAAGTTTTGAGCGACACTGGATTTAACCCAGAAAGAGAAGGTTACATAACTAGATGCTGATGTATAATCCCAACCACTTTGAGCTATATCTTGAGCTTCAAAGGCGTAGTTAATTGCGGCTCTATCAGCAGCTCCAGCTCCACTTGTTTGATTACCATTTGTAACGTGTAAAGAGTTTCTAAACCCTTTAGCCCACGGACCAGTATCAGAAGAAGTTAGACCATGTTTTGCATAAGTTAATGATTCATCTAATCCACTCCATACGACTTTAAATCTATCTGCTGTATAACTGCTTTCGGTAGTAGAAGAATTACCTCTTTGAAAAACCTGCATTGCCCCATTAATTATCAAGTTTCTATTACTTAAATTATTAGTAATCTTGGCGGTTGCTGTTCCATCACTAGCCAATGTAATTGCATCGCTAGTTGCCGTTGTATGGCGTATTGCGTTTGTTTTTAATTGGCTCATTCGTTACCTCCTACAAGTTCATTTGTAAGTAGTTGATCCGCTTCTTCTTCTGTTAATGCCTCGCCTGCTATTAATTTTGTTTTAGCACTAGCTTTTAATTTATCTCTAGTTTCTCTTGCAGCTTTTATTTCTGCAAACCTAACTTCATCTGCTTTAGCCTCTTCATTACGTTGAGTAATTTGTGCTGATGTCATGTCTACTAGTTTGCCGTTTATATATTCTTTCATTTTATTTTTTCACTCCATATAAAATTATAGTTCCAGCATCTAAGGAACCTCCAGTAGGATAAATCTTAAATCCTGTAAATGCTTGGCTAGCATCATTAATAGTTCCCCCAATAGATGTCCTATAGTAAGCAGGAGTATTATAAGTCGAGACATTCTCACACATATAGGTCAAATTGTAAGTTGTTGATTGAGGAAAATAAAAATATGCATAACCAATCATTGCCTGAGCAGTAGCTGATCCTAGATTATTCCAACTCATATCAAAAAAATCAGTATTAAAAGCTCCACCTGACCCATGATTATGGGTTGACGAATTTCTAAAGTGATCAAAGTTTACGTTTTGATAATTGGAGGATGTATAATCTGTTCCAGAAGATGACTGCATCCTCAATTTAATCGCAGAAGAACTGCTGTCGTTAGTTCCAGAGACCCCAAGCAGTTGTAACATATAACAGGCATAAGTACTATCATCAAAAAGGCCATCAAAAGTAACACCAGCCACACTTGATGATATTGTTTGAGAGCTAAGTTTAACTGTATTGCCACCTGCTTCAGCGAAACTTAAATTTTTCGAGCCATCAGTTTTTAAATATTGTCCTGCACTACCATCGGCTACTGGTAAGACAAATGGAACATCTGCATTACTTGTTGTAGCTGCTGGAGCTTTGAGTGAAACACTACCTGCTCCGCCACCAGTTGGTTTTAATTTAATTTCACTCATATTATGTATCTCCTAATTTCATAAATGAAACTGATGTGTCTGAACTTGGTCCATATCCAACAACTTTTGTACTAGAATTACTGAAGGTAGTTGCAAATCTAACCTTGACATCACTAACACTAGTAACATCTACCAAAGCTTCAGCGTTGGCCATTTCATAGTTTGTTAATCCACCTGAGTTATGCATATTACCGTTACCTCTTGATATGAAATTCCAGTTAGTCCCACCATCTGTAGTCAATTCAATTATAACTCGACCATAAACTTCTACGAGATTAGCTCCTTTTATATTACATTTAAACGTAACTAGCCATTTTCCTGTATTAGGAAAAGTAAATACCCCACTAGATTGAGACATTCCAGTACCTATATATTGAGCTATTGCTGAAGTTGTGGGTCTTGCAAAAGTTGCTGTAATAGGTGCTTGAGAACCAGTTAAATCTGCATCTAATACCCACATATCATATTCAGTGATACCAGGAACAGTTGTTTTTACTGCTGTTACTGCATCATCAGCCAACATATCTGTGTCTACTACACCATTAGGTAAACCACCAACTGCTAATCCAGTGATGGTATTTGTTGTGCCATTAATTGTAATTGCCATAGTTATACCACCGTGAATACTGATCCACTAGGGATCGTTAATGTGTAGCTTCCTGTTGAGAACGGTCCAGCTACGAGAGCGTTGTTGTTAGTGCCAATTGTTTTGTTTGCTGATAGAGCATTAGCGTGTTCAAATATCTCAAAGCTAGGAGCTTGCGTAGCTTCCCATGTCATACCTCCAGTATCACCTGATCTAGCTGTTAAGACATGTCCATTAGTAGGTGCATTACTTACTTTTAGATTTGCCTCATCAACTATATTATCTGCAATAACTGTAGCACCGTCAGCTGTAGAAGTTACTTCTCCAGAATGGTTAGGGTGTGTGTATACAGTATCTGTAGAAACTAAATCAATAGTACCGTCAGAATCCTCATAAGTTGCTGCAATGTTTGTTTCTGTATTACCAGTAAACATAGCACCAACAATGTCTTGCACCTGTTCAGTACTTAACTGAGTGTTGGTATCAGTATCAGGAGGTACTTGCCAAGAACAAGATCCGTCCCCATCTACTCTAAGGAATTTAGCTGTACCAGATTCTCCTGTAGATAAGATTGCTGTACCCTCTGGAGTACCACTACCTGCAGACTGCCATGAACAGGTTCCATCACCATCTTCCCGTAGGAATTTAGTACCACCTGATTCACCAGTTGAAAGTATTGCTGTTCCTTCAGGAGTTCCACTACCTGCAGTAGCCCATGTTAAACCACCTGTATTTCCTGACTGAGCTTGTAAGAATTGACCGTTAGTTGGTGCATTACTTATATTTAATTTTGACTCATTAACACTATTGTCAGCGACAACATGTGATCCAGATGCTTTCATCCAGATAACAAAATCAGGATGTGCTGCTAAGTTTGCACCAAAATGAATACTAGATCCATCAATACAGAATCCATCGTTAGATCCTATAGATGTACCAGTATTAGGTTGTTGTAAAACACCAGCTACACTAATAAGTAAAGCAGCTGCTTGGGTTGGAGATACAGCAGTATTTGTACCTTTAGTAACTAATTCATAATCAGCTGCACCTGCAGAAAATGCTCCACTTGCATTGTTATGTGCTTTAAGTTCTAAGTATTGATAGTCAGTTGTAACTGCTCCACCGCCACCACCACCAGAAATGGTGATAGTTTTAGTTACTCCAGTACCACTAGCTACGACACCAGAACCTACAAAGTTAATTGTTTCTGCTGCTGTAGATAAAGAACTACCTTCATCTTGTATAGTAATAGCTGCACCACCACCACTAGCTGCCTTCCAAGCAACACCAGTAGCTGTAGAACTATCAGCTGTTAATACATGATCATTGGTACCTACACTTAATGCTGTAGGATCACCAGACCCATCACCTACTAATATCTCACCTTTAACATCAAGATCAGAGTTCATTACAGCACCAGCTGCATCAACATTAGTAGCGTCAGTTACATCAGCACTTGCTTCTATTGCATTTAACTTTGTATGATCTGCATCAGTGAATACATTTGAATCACTGGCTGCTTCTACCGCTGCTCTTATCTCAGCATTAGACTGATCTCCTGTAGAACCATCCTCTATATTAAGCATAGTACGGAGAGCTGCAGGAGTTATTTCTTCAATATCTCCAGCACCAGATGAATCTCTACCTAATATTCTATCTGTAGCTGATACGTTTTGTATTTTAGCGTATGTAACCTGATCATTTGCTATATGATCTGTGTCAATACTACCATTAACCAGCTCAGAAGAATCAACAGAATTAGCTGCCAGCATAGTAGCGTCAACTGTTCCTGTATCTCCTGTCGTAACTACATTACCTGAGACATCAGGGAACGTAATAGTCCTATCAGCTGTAGGATCTGTTATTGCTAACTTGGTTTCATGGGCATCATCTGTTGCACCTTCATATATTAAAGACTGATCTTCTAATAATCTTATATTACCATCTTCACTAAATGTTTGTCTCTCTAAATCAAACGCTTTATTTCTACCTTCTTGTGCTGTAAAACGAGCTTCATCGAAAGCTGCATTCAAATCGGTAGATCTTATTGTACTACCGCCTGAAAAGCTTGTATAACTACTAGAGCTATCCCTAGTTCTACGTTCAACTGATACTACTGCACCGCTTGGCAAAGCTGAGTTAAAGATAACATTATTGTTATCAGCAGATATTGTATAGTTTTTTAATGCCACACCAGTAGCAACTGGTGGGAAATATAACCCAGTTGTATCATTTACTTGAGGGTGGTTAGAGTCTGTAGTACTTGCACTTGATTGCTTATACTGCAGAACTCTGGTACCACCTGATTCAGTAATATATACATCTAGATCATCTTGGTTATTCAGTTCGATACCGATAGGACCAAAAGTATCTGTAGTACTATTGGTCGTAGCAGCAAATGTTTTTTTAGTTGTAACTGCCATTGATAATCAATGTATAGGATTGGTGCCTATTTTGGGAAACTTTCAAGTAAGTATTCAATTTGATTATACATACCTGATTGACCAATGGATGTTTTACGAGCACGTTCTATAATACGGTTTGCTATATCAGGATTACCTGCTAACATTTCAGCTATAGCACGTTTTTTAGCTCTCATAAAAATTCTATGAACATCTTGGTAAAAGCGTTGGTTTCTTAATTCATAACCATCAGCTTGTCGTAAACCTTTACTTTTATATGCATTTAAATCCCTTCTCCAACGTCCACTATCTCTCATAAGATATTCTAAATCTTTCCGTAATGAACCCATCTGTAAGTATTTTTGCATTTCTGAACTTTCCTTTGAAGTTAATCTAATACCTTTATATGTTGCTAAAGCTTCAGGCATATTGTAACTCATCTCTTTTAATCCCATTTTTATAGGATCTCCATCAGCAAATACTACGGCAATATTACTTAAGGCATTAAACCCTCTTAATAAAGGATTGTTTGGAGGTGGTATATAGGGTACTCCACTTCTATCTTTACTTAAAATATCATATTTAGGATGTAAAGAGGATTTAAATATAGCATCTCGTTTTATAATTTCTTCCCAGAATCCATTAGCTTCTTTCTGATTCGCATCCATTATACCACCTAGTTGTGCTAATAAACCTGAATACGGTAAATGTGCTCGGGTGTATCTAGCACCTATTCTGGTTAAAGACCCAGCACCTGTATCAGCACTTATAACTTGTGCTAAATCTTCAACACCAGCTAACATGGATTTATCTACTAATACAGCTGTAAACATAAAGGTAAGTTTAGATAGCATATCATCACGCATATCTTCTCCTAATACATGCTGATAAGCAACTACATTAGCAGTAGCTGTAAATAAAGTATTGAAGGGTTCTATATTAGCATATGAAATATAAGTATCTCCAAATTTAAAAGAGTCAGGTTGAATACCATTGAGTTTCCAAAGATCTCGTGTCTCTTTATCTTTGGGTAAACTACCTGTCATATTACCAGCTAAAGCTGCAATACTTGCCATTCCTACTAAAGTGTTACCCATAGCCATACGGCCACGCATTAATGCTTGAGCTGAAGCTAACTCGTCTGTATTATTAATACCATATTTAATAAGATTCTGTCCATTCATGATATCATGGAATTTATCAGAAAATCTATATAATTCAGAATGAGCAAAAGATAAACTTAATGCATTAAAACCTGTCCTTACAAATGGGAAAAAGGCTCGCATTCCTGGAAGACGTGATATACTTTCTAATCCTGAAAGATTGCCTTCTAAAGCTTTAGTCATAGCAGCTTCATCACCAGCTAAACGTGTAGCTTTATCAGAAACAATCCATTTACCATGTTCATCTAATTTAAACACATCCTTACGGAATAACTCTTCATGTTTATCTGCCCATCCTCGAACATTATCTAAATCTACACCACTTTCGATAGCAGCTCTAGCAGCTTTCATTCGCATCTCAAAACGACCAATAATCGTTCTAGCTAAAGCATCTCCAGCTCCCATGCCATTTTGGCTATAACGCATCCAAGGGTTATTATTTGCATCAACAACCCAATCTAATGAGCTATAAGCACTTTGTTGAGCATCTGTACCATATTTCTGATAATATTCACCTAAACTTTTCCATTGCTCAATATCCTTTTCAAAGTCAAATTTACCTATATAAGACTGTCGTTGTCTATTAACACCTAAATCCCAGTTATGTTTAAACATCTGGAATCCTTCAGCCCATGCTTTACCTATAGCATCTATTTGAGCTACAGCCATTAACATTTCTTTTTTATCTCCTCTCCATCCTGCACCTATATAAGCCTGGAAAGGACGTAACAAAGCAATCATATTAGTACCTGCGATTGCTTTTATAGGTGTTTTTAAAGAACTTAATATAGAATTATAGAACACTGAACGGGCTTCATTTCTCCACCGACCTGTTATATTCTGTCCATCCATACGTCCACCTTTAAGTTGTGCACGTAAATAATCATGGATATGCTCAAGAGTTCTTACTTTACCACCTGATAATTGATGCAGTTCCATCAGGTCTATATATTGCTGTTTTTTTCCAGCTTTAGCTAAAGATTTTAAAGTATCAAAATACTCATTTTGTTTAACAGTAATATCTCTTAAACCAGTTTGTATTTGATTTTTCATATCAAAACCAAGTACATCACCTTTTTGGTATCTAAGTTCAAGACCAGTCATAAAACCAATCTTTTTATGTTCTGTTAATGCTACTCTCATAGCATCAAACACTTGATCGATCTGACGGTTTAAGGGTATCCCTCTGGGTAAATCTAAAGCACCTGTAGCAATAGCTTCTACTTGTTTAGCTAAAGTATTAATAACAAGCTGTAACGCCATCTTCTGAGAGGCTGTACCTGTAACTATTTCAGTACCATTATGAGTCCATTCTATCCCATCTTCTCCTTTTTTAAAGTATTCTTTAAACCTTTTGATAGCTTCTTCCCCACCTTCATCTAACATACCATACATTTCATCGGCTTGTTTGATAATTAGGGCTTGTACTTCTTTAAAATTTAATGTATTCTCAATACTTTTAAAGGCTTCACTAGCTACATCATCTGCTACTTGCAGTATATATTGACGTAAATTAGCATTACCACGACTCATACGTTTTAGTGCAGCTTCAGTAAACATAGGTGAATAACTACTTCCTTCTCCACCAGCTTTTAAATCTGATATACTTTCACTTAAGTTCTGCTTTACAGGAAGATCTGAGTCAGGTCTATAAGTAGATTTCTCAGAATCATTAAACATCTTAGGGTTTACAAACGGATCAGGTTTAGCTGATCTTTGAGATTGCTTATAACTAAGACCATTTTCTGGATCCCACGGATCACCAGCCATAGCTCCTCGGCTATTAGCTACTTCATCTAAGTCTGCTACTACATCTAAAGTTGTATCTGGATTATTATATCTAGCAAATTCATCTTCTGAAAGATGTGTTGCAAGAAAATCATCTCTAGGATTAGCATTACTAATACCACGACCTTCAGCAAAATTCTCAGCAGCCATTTCTGTACCTGCTCTTTCATCCAACTCTAAGTCTCGAGCTACTGATTCAGAGAATGTTTGATTACCAATAGTATTTGCTTCAGCTACAGTTTTACCTGCTTTTCTAGCTTTACCTGCTTTCCATGCTGCTTTTATATAACCTGTTAAACCAGCACCTACTAAATTAATACCAGCACCAGCTGCAACTGTTTTTATACGAGCTATCCAACGACTATCCTTTTCAGGATCAACCGCCAATGCTTCACTAAATGGTATGAAAGGAGCATGTTCATTAACTAAATTAGCAATATTACCAGATTCAGAGCTAGTTGAAATTAAATCAGCTATAGCACCTTCAGATCCTATAACTGCAGCTTTATGTAAAAACTTAATACGTCTTACACCTTTAGCACCAATACCAGCAGCTCTAGCAGTAGCTGCTACCCTAATTCCTGTTTTAGCAGCACCTGCAGTATAACCACCGACACCACCTGTTACAGCCGATAGAATACCAAACTCAACTAAACCTCTAGCTAGTTTACCCATACCTGATCTATTTTCAGGTATTAATTCATCAGGTATATCTAAGGGATTATTAGCTTCATATTGATCACTAAAAGGATTTTGTGTTTCATCAATAGGATTACCAAATAACTTATTCAATCCTGTTTTAATAGTATCTCCACTTAAATCTAAGAAGCCACCAACACTTTCGACAGCATCAGCACCGCCACCAATTAATGCAGTACCAACTTCTTGGACAGCTTGAATAGGATTATCAGCAATAAAACCTTGATCCTGCTCTTCTTGTAACTGTAAAGCAGCTCGTTCCTCCTGTTCTAACCCTTCTGTTTCTAATTCAGCAAGACCTTCATCTAGTATTGTTGTATCATGCATTTTTTGATGCATTACATCCTGATCTAATTCTTCATTTTCCATTATTCATTGCCTCCTCTAAATTCAGGTTGTGCTCTTAATAAAGTTTCAAATTTAGTATGCCAAACTTCCCACTTATCTTGCGAATGCCACGGGCTTAATGGACCACCAGCTTCTTTAACTAAAGCTTGATATCTATCTTTACCTATAACATTTTTAATACTTTGAGAAGATGAAGCAGCCGTCCAGAAACGTGGGCTGGATTTAGAACGATCTATTAACTCAAACACTTTTCTATGACTGTTAAGTTTTTCTAATTTAGATTGATACGAAATCCACTCTTTAGTTTTTTCTGGATAATGGAAAGGTGTTGTTGGTTTAAATTCTTGTGGTTTATTTGCTTCCAATTCAGCTATTTGTGCATCTATAGCACTTGTTGAATTAGGAATAACTTGTTCACCAACTGTTTCATAATCAACATTACCTTCTACATCTGTAAGAGTAGCTTCAGTAAAACGCCTATTAGTATCTATATGTTTAATGTTATCAGTATTACCACTAATATAACTATTTAAAATAGAAGCTGTATTTTTATCTAAGTCGTCTCCACTCTTAAGACCATTCCAGTTTTGCATGCTAGCTTCAGCTTCATTTAATGGTACATCTTTAGCTGCAGCAATCATACGAATAGCTATTAATTTATTAGGAGTCAAACTTAACGCAAGTGGAATCAAACGATTAACTTTATACCGTTGAAGTTTTTCAATAGCTTCAGGATTGGCTTGATATTCAGCCCAAGACATATCAGGTAAACCAGCATCAGATGCTAGTTGAGAAAATTCAGCTTGTGATACAAAACTTTCACCATTTGGTCCTAAAAGAGCTGCATGTATATGTTTACTAGATATACCACCAGCTAAATCTATACCTCTTTCTTGTAAAGTAGTTAAACCAGATCTTAATAGTTTACGGATTTCAGGAGTCTGGGCATTATAATTATTAATCTGATTTTGTGTTTCATCATCCCATTCAATAGGTTCTAAGCCATGTTTTTCTCTTTCTAAATTAATAAGTTCAAACGGAGTGCGTTCTAACGGATCTTCGTTAGCAATATGTTTCCAAAATTGCCCAACAGTATTAGCTTTACCTGGTTCACTATAGCCTACTTGATTTAATAATGGAGAGGTTATAGGAACTAAGAGTTGTTCTTTATCTTGAAAAATATCTCCATCATAACTACTTATTCTATTACGTGCTGTATTTAAATTATCCTTGGTGATTTGGGCTAAACTCCCAGCAACTTGTACGGAGGGTTGAAATGCTTGATGTCTAAATGTACCAGCTACTACGTCTATTTCATACAGACCAGTACCACCTTCTCCGCCATTATCTGCTTGTAGACCCGCAATTATTTGACCTTTAACTATAGTAATAGCTTCAGCATTACTTCCTTCAAAACCTTCTGCTCTTAGTTTTTTAACTAAACCAGGTATGGAAGCTTGAATTTTTTTAATACCATAATCAAGATTATATGCACTACGATCATTTTTACCAATTACCTTACCTATTCTTTTAACTTCGGTATCTATCTCAGTATGAGCTGAAGCTAAGTTAGTTGCGGCTAAGTCAGTATCTACAATACCTTCACCTGGTCCAATTATCTTATCTTTATATTTGTCAACAACATTTTTAGGCCATTTTTTTGTGTATTTAAGTGGTATTTCACCTTTGTATTTATCATCTAAATAAGCTGCATCTTTCAGTGCTTGGTTTTCAGGAACGAGATCTACTTTCCATTCTAGAGCTTGAGCATATAATGATGCGAACTGGGTACCACCTTCAAGATCAGTATCCAGCAAACCTTTTAGTGTAGATAGATAAGCTTCTTTATCTCCCGTATCACGATAAGCTGCTTTCGCTTCAGTAATAGCTACTTTAGTTTGTAAATTCAGATTGTTATCTTCAGCTCTGATTCTAGCATCTTGAGTTTTTAACATAGAAGCTCTGATATCTCTAATATCAAAGTCATCACCCCAGAATTTAGTTAGATTCTTTTGTCCATGTCCAGGTATTTCAAACTCAGTATCTTCTAGTAAGTCTAATACACCCTCCATATCATCCATGTTTAGATAAGATCCAGACCCTACAATCATGGTGAGTAAGGCTTTCTTAGCAGCTACATTAGGGCTACCATCTGTACCTAAACGCCTTTCAATACTTGTTAAATTATGTAAAGCTTTCTGAATAGATGCTTTAGCATTTTCTACTGTTATTGGATCATCAGACTTTAAGTTTTGAAATGCAGTTTTAAGTTCAGTCTGTAATAAATCTTTCTCTTCAGCAGCTTGAGTCTGAATAGCTCTATTTAAGGTATCCTCTTTAAACTTTTCAGAAACTTTAACTACCTCTTTCGTTAAATAAGTATTAACTACATTACGATTAAAACCACCGTCATTTTCTTCAAGGTATTTACGTTCTAAATAACCTATAATTTTCTTTTGAACTTCAGGACTTTGTTGATCAAAATCACCAACACGAACTTGAATCTTCTCGTTTAACTCATTTGTAACTGTTATAGTATCATCAATACGCTGTTCATTGTCATCGTATTCAGGTTTAACAGCTGATAATAACCAAGGTTTAAAGTTCTTACTTCGTTCTATTAATTCTTGTTGACGGTAACCATAACCAATATTGGCACCTAGTTTCCGTATATTTAAAGCCGTAGCTTTTTCTTCTAAACTTAGTTTATATTTTTTTAATTCAGCTTGTAATTCAATGTTATCTGCAGCACCAGTAGAGTTTTTTCTCATCTCCTCTACTTTAGCATTAATCTCTGAAACCTGTTGTTCATCTAGTGCAACACTAGCACAGGCACTTTTGTCACCATTATGACAAGCACGAGCCTGATCAATACCTTTTTGTCTTTGAGTATCAATATAAGCTTTACCAACAGTTTGAGCTGAAGTTTTTAAAAATGAATCTAAAGTTTTACTAAATTCTTTTAAGTTTTTTAATTCATAAGCATCGTTTGAAGATAACTGTTTATCTTGACGTGCCATCTCCGAGAGTTGATCTCGTGAGACTTTTTCCATTTGGTTGACTGATTCAACCCGTTGCTTGTCCAAAGCTTGAGCTAGGCTCTGTGCTTTTCTGCTTGCAGAATCAGGAACTGCACGGTTTCTAAAGCCAACACTCTGCGTACTACCTTGATAGGGCATGATTAGTTATGCTACATGTATTGAGCCAGTAGGGAAAGATCCCGAACTGGCTTTAGTCTTTTTTGGAAACATATCCTTCCAATGATCTTCACCACCTAATGTGGTTCCCATACTTAATCCTGTAGTAACACCACTAAGTATAGGTCCGAGTATAGATGGTTTCTTAGGTGCTCGTATTTCTTGTGGTCGTATGGTCATAAAGCTAGCTTGTGGTGCCATTATAGCAGATTGTGTAATGCTATTTTGAGCACCTACATCAGCTGCGTATTGATCCATTTCAATTCCAAATTGATCCAATGCAAATGCTTTTGTAGCACTATATATGGTTGCATCAAGTTGGGCTTGTTCAAATCCAAGTTCTCTTTCAACTTGTTGCATTTCCAACAGTAAAGATTGACCTGCTTGACCACCAGCTAGTACAGTACCTTGAGCTTGTATACTCTTGGCTAAGTTAGCTTGACTTTCAAACTGTGCTTTCTGTACTTTTTCAGCTAATTCTGTTTGAGCAGCTTCTGTTGCTCTATTAGCCTCAACTTGATTTAACTGACGTTGTTGATAATAAGCTTGCTTAGAAGCAGCATCGGCAGCTAATTGTGCTTTATAAACATTTAATTTTCTTTGATCGTTATAAGCAGATATCTGTATATCATTTAGATATTTCTGCCTAGCCATTGCATTCTGGCGATTGACAGCATCCACTTGTGCTCGGTGTGCTCTATTCTGACTTTGAATCCCAGATATAGCCTTACCTGCACCCATCGCAATAGCTATTGTGGTTGGTTCGCACATAATTTAATGAACTCTATTAGAGGTATTCCTTTATAGACATAGTAACGTAAAAATTTAAAACCTAATAATTTAAGAAGTTTGATGTGTGCTGTATTTCTCATATCTGCTACATTACATAAGTAGGGATTGGATAAAGAATTTACCCAGCGTTTTGCTTCTCTAACAAATGCTCTAGGATACTCACTACTTGCTTCAGTACATAGCATCCATATAACATTGTTCGGGGTTACTCCTGCTACTCCAGCAGTCTTGCCGTTGTAAACCTTGAAATGTATGCAGCCATCATATATTGATGTATAAAATGAATTTACACATACAGCTTCGGCACATAAACCAGTTAAATCTTCGGCTTCACGTCGGTCATCCCAACGTAGATTCTTCCCTGCCTCGAGAGCAAGCTCAGGAGTGCAGGGTTGAATGATGTATTTATCTACGTGCATGTCGTTTTTGGTTATAATTGCCGTCCCAGGAACCTGAGACTAAAGCGGTGGAAAAAGGATCGGGTATTTTAATATCTAAATTATACTTATTATTTTTCTTTTGTATAGGTACTCTAACAGACTTAGATAATGTTGCAGGTGGTTTACCTATATTACTTAAACCAGCTTTCATACCTGATTCATACTGTACAAAATCATCAAACTCTTTAGTTACAGTACCACTTGAATTAGTAAATGAATTAATAGCTGATAGGTGGAACTCCATTGGTCCAGAAACACCCATTTCAAAATTTATTCCAGAAATTCTTAAGGCTCCATCTACATCATACTTACCTTCACCTAAAGCTAGGTAATAATTAGGTAATCCAATAGTAGCTGTATACCTATAACCAACAGCTATTTCCCATCCAGTCATGTTTACACCTTCAAATGTAGCTTTATTAGTACCTACAGACGTGGCATTATAGACCTGTCCAGCATTAGTACCATTAAGACATATAGCATAGAAGTTTGTAGCAGCTGTCGGGGTATAGGGTATGGTTAAATCAGTATAATCTTGACCTGTTACAGACCCACCTTGGGCTGTATAGCTAATACCCGTAGGTATTGCCATATTATCTAAGCAAGCTTCAAACCATCTAGATGTATATAAAGGTGATCCTACAGTACCTGAGCCTAGTGTATAGGTTCTAGCAGCTGTAGCGTCTGTTACATACTCATATCTATTTAGGTAATAATCACTACCATGTAGAGTTATTGTAAAGAAACTACCGCTTGAATAAACCATATGTTGCATGGTTCCTGTTAAAGTCCAGCTATACCAAGCAGATTGATCTCTTCTATCTCCCGCATCAAAATACTTATAATGGAAAAGTTGATCAGAATTTTTCTTACCAAAAGTAACGATACCTAACGAAGTTGAGTTAGCTGAAAGCGTTATATCTTTAGGTATATACTCAGGTATAACTCGGGTTTGTTCTATAATTTTTGGAGGTACATCATCATCAAGTATGGATGCTTCATATGCTCTAGTATAAGCAGATACATTAGAAGTAAACATAGCTGATGTTCCCATGTCCACAGGTTGTAATGAATTATCACATTCATAACTAGATACCTTCTTTAGTCTAGCTGTTTTAGGGCTGAATATATCAGACTCTGTAAAAAGAATAAATTGTGCATTATCACTGAACATCATTACCCCTTTATTCTGGGGTAATACATGGTTTACAAAAGCAGGTTTAATGTCGCTAACAGTAATATCAATAGGATTATCATCACTTGTAGTTATAGCAGAGACAACAAAGAAATTAAAATAATCTCCAGGACGACTCATGACTACCTGTTCATTAGCAACCATGCCTAATCTATTTCTGTGAAAAAATATTTTCTGAATATTTGAGCCATTGAAACTGGGAAAAGGGTTAGTTTGATCGTCTCCTACTTCTCTATATTTCCAATAGTTATCATTATTAGCAGCATTAGCTGTAGTTTCATCTAACTTTTTAAAACTAAATGTACCATTACGGTTATTAATCAAGGCATGTGGCATTGTAGTAGGGTCGAAGCCTTTTACCATAGGGTCACTACCTGATGAGAAGTTATGTGGTCTTACACATTCTTCCCATTTACCACTACCTTGTGTACCATTATCAGCATAAAATTTGACATAATAATTATCAGCATCTACGTTAGCACTATTAGCTATCTGTGCTACATAACCATGTTTACATTGGGCTGGTAGTCGTGAGACATCTTGTGCTGTATTACCTATTATATTCATCTGTTCATTTACAGCACCTCCTAAGAAGTTTACTGTAGGTGCCGCTGAACCATATAGATACATACCACTACCAATAACTTCAGCTGTTACATTAGATAGATTAGAATTAACCTGATCAAATAAAGCTTTAATGATTTTAGTCATAGAAAGCTTACCTTTGTCAGGGTTCTTAGGACTTCTATAAAAAGCTATACCAGCAACACCTTCATAAGTATCCACTGGTTCTACTTTAACTACTTTAACAGTATAGGTTTTACCTTCAATAGTTATACTTTGACTCTTACCTAGTGCAGTTGATTCTGATGTGTTTTTAATTAAACCACCGTCTTTAAGTACTACCTGTGCAGTATATCTTGTTTTATAAACTTGTGTATACCCTAAAAAATCACTACCGCTATAATTAGCTGTATTACTCTCAACATAAGATGCAGCATTAACAGTTACATGACCTTCAATATCTTCACACTCAGAATCTGTAAAAGAAAACTGAGCCATACCTGCATACCTACCGTCTTTATTATTATCATCCCAAGTGTTTCCACTACTGGTCGAGTAATCTACTGATAATGCAGTAACTCTCCAATAAGTATTTGGAGTAGGTGCAGTAGCACCAGCATATAATATATACTCTGTGTTATATGCTATGGTATCTAACCTAGCAAATGCGTAGTCACCACTGTTGAGAGGAGCGTCAGTAGTACCAGCTGTGCCAATCGTTTTCTGGGGGTTAGATATGATCGTATAATCTTGGACTGTTTGTATAGCATAAGGTGCTGTTGCTCCTGATAGATATCCGAATAAAGAATCACCTGAACTATTCGTTAAAGATTTCTCAGTACCATCTGCTAAATCCCATACACGAATAGGTATAGACCCTGTATTACCAGGGGTTATTTGTACTAAATATTTTTCATCACCATCTCTTATAATCTCATACCAATAACCTGAACTATTAGCATTAGTAAGTTTATTAACATATTCACCACCAGGACGTTTCATTAAACCAAAGGTTACATCAGGTACAGCATTATCACATACCCTAAGTTGTCCAGGAAATTTAATTATGTCAGGTTGTTGAGATACTCCTCCTAGAAAATTAGGAATACGTTGATTTACTGTTGGCATTACCTTCTTTTAAGAACTTGATATGGTCGGTAAACACTACCAGGATTAGTAGAATACTGTTGATCATTGAATACATTATAGTCTCCTTGATTTGTATCATACTCTGTAACTAAAGCTCGTGCAAGTGACTCGTCCTGAGCTATAAGTTCTGCAGACTGTGGGTTATTTACCATGCGGTTAGAAGCGATCCTCGAAGCTCTGATAGTTATATAATCTTTGAAGACCTGTGGTATAAGTTCAAAGTCTATCATCCAAATGATATCACAATATAATTTATCTTCACTTGTATTTTCAAATTCAAATTGATGTTTTATTAAATCATAAAGCTTAATAGTTCCATTATCATCTTTCCTTATAACATCATAATCATTAAGATGTTTAAAATTATTTAGATCAATTTGTAATACATTATTAGGTACTATACAATGATCATTTGTGTCAAGTGTTATAGGGTATTCTGTTTCAGTATTGAATTTCCACCCTTCTGCTTGCACTTCACGGCAGACTTGCCGAAGAGTAGACTGAGCAATAGCCACTTCGGGACTTTGAACAGACAATGTATTAACAGGTGACTCTCCAACACTCATTAATATTGAGTTTACAGCATCCAGTTCGGTGGACACTCCATAAGATACGACTGCCATAATTAAAAAAGGGAGCCGAAACCCCCTTGTATATATAAAGAATAAAATTTAGTACGCAGCAGGTGCTGTGTTTGTTCCAGCATACAGTTCAACTGCAGCAGCTGGGTTCACATAATCAGCTCCCATAGCCAAGCGTCCTAGAATGACATCGCCCTGATAAATCACGGATACATCACCTGAAGTTACTTGTACTTGAGGTCCAATAGCTTCGACTACACCAGCAGCTTCTCTCTGGAAGACAAGACCACAAGAATTAACGAAGTTAGATAGCTGACCATACTCGTTATTAATTCCTGTTACAGAGTTACGAGCATCTTCTTGTGCTACACCAACGAAATCACCTGTGTTACCAGGATCTGTTACGCCAGGGTTAGTAGCACCAGCACTACCATAGATAGTACCATAGTTACCAAAGAACGGAATGTTCATTGACTTGTAGATCTTGATGCCTGCAATTTCAATGATGCCATTACCACTCTGCAATGCAGTACCTTGTACGTCTCTGTTTACAAGACCATTAGATCCTACAGCTTGAATTAGCTCATAGTATTGGCGAGGGTTAAGTACACCCACACGTCCGTCAGAACTTACGCCCTTCTCATCTAGTGCAGCTGCTGCATCATAGAAGGCGTTTATTAATGGAGTGGATTTATAAGCTTCATCAGCATTAGTACCTGCGGCACCAACTTTGACTTGTGTTCCACCTGGTTCCTTGAAGTTAGTCTTTGTAACTACTCCTGGCTTACGAGCACCACGGGTGATCGCACGGAAGATTAGTCGGTCATATTTTTCAGCTAGTGCATAGCCGATTTTCTTAGAAATCTCACCACGTAATTCGTAGTGTGCCAATGTTTCATCTAATTCATAAACAAAAGCACTGGAGATTAGAAGGTCATCACAAGTGATAGTCTTCTCAGCTACTGGTGGAGCACCGTCACTGTTTCCTAAGATGCTATTTCCTGGAGTATGATACTCGGCTGAAGTGCGACCCGTGAAGATGAATTGTAAACTCTTCCCGTTTCTAAGTGTGCGCTTCATAACCAGATCACGAGCTATCGTGTTATTCTGGAAGCCTTTGAACATTTCTCCTGAAAACAGCTTGAGGTAAAGACCTCTCGGGTCGGTTCCCGGAGTACCATTAGCGGTACCCGCATCAAAACCACCCCTAGTTAGGGAAGCTTGATGGTTTGTTGACTGTTGAGCCATTTTCTTTTAATTTAAAATGTATTGAATGTATATTTTCTCTTGCTAGCAAATTAAAACGTTTGTTTTTTGTGGTCTATCCCACCGTCATGACGGCAAAAGGTATCCAGCGTACTGGGCTAATGCCAATTGGAAAGAGATCCGACTCTGAGGTGTCTCTTCCCTTATGTTATTTAATCACATACTTACTAAGTACTTCCATTTGATCATGGTACCTAGCTATTTTATCTAGTTCAATACCAATCGCTTCTGTTATATCAGAGTGTTCTCCGATACCAGCTGGGTTGGTTAAGTAAACTTCTACATTAGCTAGATGTTTCTGAATCTCCCCGTTGGCGTGTGCTTTCAGGGCATTGATTAGTTGTGTTCTCATGATGGAAATTTAAGTGTGATGCTTCAATAAAAATAAAAAAGGATAGCAGTAAGAAAACTACTATCCATAATTCATTAACTTGTGAGAGCTTCTTCGAGAGAGTTGTAATTAACCTCTTGCTCTTCTTGTTCTTTTTCAACTTTCTTTTCTTCAGGCTGAGGTGCATAGTATGTTACTGAAGCACGAGCCTGGGAACTTTGTTGAGACATTAGAAGCTGTACTTAGCTCCTAACTTAGTACCCCATGAGTTATCAGTATCTTCATCAAATATATTTGAGAAAGCTACCTCACCATAGACACCAAGCTTTTCTGTAGCAGCTACGGAGCCACCAAATTTACCTGACCAATTGGAATCAGAGTCAACACCATCTGCAGCGTTGATTGTCTTACCACCTTGGACATACCAATCAAGTGATCCGAGTGCATTCTCATAACCTACGTGTAGGTCTGTAGCTCTTGATGTGTAATCAGAACCAGTATAAGAAGCGTTAGTTTCTACGTTGACATAAGGTCCAGCGATTGCAGGAGCTGAAGCGATAGATGCCGCTAGGGCTAGAGCAATTTTTTTCATTTAAGATTTTGTTGTTTTAGTGTAAGATACACCACGATAAACAAGTTTTACAGTCATTGTAAATACCTTATTTACCTAAGCCCCGTTCCATGCTTAGGTTTCATGCGTCCATGAAATTGGATGAACGGACGTGGTGTTTAAGCGATAGCAGGAGCTATCAATGCTACCTCTGTAGACTCAGCAGATGCTAAGTCAAGAGGGAAGTTGTGAGCATTACGCTCGTGCATAACTTCCATGCCTAAGTCGGCACGGTTAAGTATGTCAGCCCAAGTTGGGACGACTCTTCCGCTGGAATCAACGACTGACTGGTTAAAGTTAAAGCCGTTGAGATTAAAAGCCATAGTGGAGACTCCCATAGCGGTAAGCCATATGCAAGTGACGGGCCAAGCAGCCAAGAAGAAATGTAGACTACGGCTATTGTTAAAGCTAGCATACTGGAAGATGAGTCTCCCAAAGTAGCCATGAGCCGCAACAATATTATACGTCTCTTCTTCTTGGCCGAATTTATATCCATAGTTCAAGGACTCCTGTTCAGTCGTCTCACGAATAAGTGAGGAAGTAACAAGACTTCCGTGCATAGCAGCGAATAAAGCTCCACCGAATACCCCTGCAACACCGAGCATATGGAACGGATGCATAAGGATATTGTGTTCGGCTTGGAAAACGAACATGAAATTGAAAGTGCCAGAAATACCAAGAGGCATACCATCACTAAAACTCCCTTGTCCGAAAGGGTACACCAAGAATACAGCAAATGCTGCAGCTACTGGTGCTGAATAAGCGACACATATCCAAGGTCGCATTCCTAATCGATAACTAAGTTCCCATTGGCGTCCCAGGTATGCACTGATACCGATGAGAAAGTGGAACACAATGAGTTGATATGGTCCTCCGTTATATAACCATTCGTCGATGGTTGCAGCTTCCCAGATTGGGTAGAAGTGAAGACCGATTGCGTTAGATGACGGGACGATAGCCCCTGAGATGATGTTGTTTCCATATAGAAGTGCTCCTGAAACAGGCTCACGTATACCATCTATATCAACTGGAGGTGCAGCTACAAATGCTATTAAGAATGCTGTAGTTGCTGTTAAAAGTGCAGGGATCATAAGCACCCCAAACCACCCCACGTAGAGGCGGTTGTTTGTACTCGTAACCCAGTCACATAATTGATCCCAGTTTTGAAGAGGGGATTTAGTTAATGTGGCTGTTGTCATTTAGAGAATAAAAGTTTAAAAGATTCCTGGAATGATCTGTCCAGTGGTGACATAAGCACCTAGTGCAGCGATGATACCGATCATAGCCCACCTTCCATTTTGAAGTTCTGCGTTGTCGTTGTCCATAGTTAGCACTTGTACTTGTGGTTCTTTAGCGAAAATGTTTTGTTTACCGTATTCGGTAGTGACCATTTTAATAAATGTAAATGTAAATGGCGGTGACGATGAACTGTTCGGGCCGCCACATATTTTACTTCTTAGGTGGTCTACCTTTCTTTGTACCGTAGGTACCTTTTCCTTTTGGCATTATACTTTTAGATTAGAGGCTTCTAGTTTACGACGCACATCATCACGGTAAGCATCATCAATTTCATACATAGGATTGTTCATATCTCTAACAACCTCAGCCATGCTGCGATAAGTTTCTGCCTTGGATGCTTTACCAGTAACAAGAGTAGAATCCCTACCTTGAGCGTCTTCAAATTGTCCCATAAGTGCTTTTACTGCGAATGTTACTGCGGCATTATTGCCTGTTTCTATTACTTCATCAAAGTTTTTAGTATCTTCAGGGGATAGATTGTCTCCAGCCCATTCCATAAGTCTACCATAACCTTCTTCACCACCCGCTATATTATGTACAGCTTTAACCTCAGCTTCACTGAGACTAGGTGCTTCAGTTTCTTGCTTGAGAGCGTCCCAACCAAGTTCTCTTCTAACACCTTGGAGATAGTTATCAACTACTGTTTTATTTAAACCAGCCTTTGCTAGATTAGAATACATATCCTCACTTAAAGTACCATCGTTTTGTGCGAAGTACTCATTCATTTCGTAAGGATCTATATTATTGTCTTTAAATAAACCATTAATTTGAGACCCATAAAGCTCTTCAGTTGTATCATAATTAACTGAACCATCTTCATTATAGAACTGTTCTTTAGTATACTGAGGAGCTTCCTCGGTCTCTTCTGTTTCTACTGTAGCTTCTTCAGTTTGAGTTCCTTGTTTCTTTTGTAATTCAAGGTAAGCTTTCTCAAGATCTGCAGTAGATTTATATTTACCAGCAAGAAGATTTTCTTGCTCGGCTATCATCTTTTCACCAATAGCTAAAGTCTCTGCATCACGGGCTTCATTAGCCTCATCAATTAGAGTATCCTGTGTTGGATCATAAGTGTATGTTTGTGTTTCAGTTGCCATAGTTTACTGTGGTGGTGCTTGTCCTTGTCCCATCATAGCTGGGATAGCTTCTTGTAGTTTTTCAAAACCTTCAGGGTTTTTAGATGGATCCATCATAGGAGTACCAGCTAATTGTCCTGCTTGATCCATCATAGATGCTTGCATAGCTTGCTGTTGTGCAGCTTGTGCTTCCTGTTGTTGTTCTTGTACTGACTTAATTAAATTCAATACATCAATACCAGCGGAGGCTGCAAGACGTTTGATTGCTTCATCAGGGTTCATGAATTTCATCATAGCTTCTGGACCCATCGTCTGTGCAATCGTGGTTATGAATTGTACAAGTGCATCTCTATCTTGTCCTCTACCTAAAGCATTAATACCTGCTACAATAGTAGGTTTAACTAAGTTCTTAGGTACAGTAGGTATCTGTTTGTTCCTTTCAAGAGTATGCATCTTACGATTCAAATATGGTATTAGAAACTCAACCGTAAGTAAACTGAATAGCCCACCCAATTGTTGTTCTAATTCCATCTGTGTCATACGAACTTCCTCAGCTGTAGTACGCTCGGAGTCTCTGACATTCATTATAAGGAAAGCCTCAGCTAACCTTTTCTCTAACACATTAACCAGTTGGTAAGCAGTCTGGAAGTCAGCTGTTTTACCTACTTGTACCACACCTATATCATCAGGTCTACCTTGTATGATAGCACCGTTACCAGCTTGAGCTAATGACTGTGGCTTGGTTACTGAGCTAGGAGATACGGTGAAGACAACTTTAGCTGCAGCTGCACTACCTTCTACAAGGGCTTGCATTAATGCTTCTAAAGATTTTAAATCTCCAAGGAACTCTTCGACTCTTGACCTACCATAGTCTTCACCATCTACTGTGACGAAACGTAGTGGTAAGAAAGGACTCTTATTTTTAGGAGCCTTACCTTCACTACCAGGGATCATTACATCATGTGTTTCTTGCCACCAAATCCAACCTTTCTTAGTTGATTTGATACAAGTATAAACATCACAGTCTTTAGACTTATTGGATGTTGAATCATCCATAGGTTCATTAGGCTGTTTGATATCCATACCAGGGGGAAGATGCTCTCTAGCTATCTTCTCTTTTGTAACTATCTCTGTTACATCACCGTTGCCATCTCTTTCTACCACGTATCGGTTAATAGGGTACATTTTAATACCCTCTTTGCCCATGTATATTAAAGCATTACCTGTTACTACGAGGTGTTTAATTGCAGAAAAGATTTGAACACGATCAGTGGAAGCTGCAATGCTTTCCATTATCATACGTTCAATCTTTGCAAAACTTAAATCCAATTCACTCTTAGCTTCTGCAGGTATCTCAACTCCTAACTTAGAGTCGTCTAACTGTAGCTTAAAGAATGAGGTTGAGGGTGGTAGTAAACCTAGCATTAATTTAGATGCTAATGTTACTACACCCTTTGCACCAACTGATTGCCACGGTGTTTTAAACTGGGCATAATTAGGAGGTGATTCATTCCTCATTATGAGTGTAGGTATTGTCAGCTCTGCACATTCATATGCAACATTAAGAAATTGCTCACGGTCAGTGGATAGTTCATTGTATCTTTGCCGTGCTTTTTTCATTATTTAGTTTTCTTAGGAGCTGGAGCTGTACCTGCAGCTGGAGCTGTACCAACATTCACACCTTGAGGTGTGTTAATACCTTGTAGTCCACCTGTTGCTGGCTTCTTAGTTTGTAGCTGTGTTGTACCTGCTGATCTCTTCTTCTTCTGTACTTTCTTAGAAGTGATCTTAGCCTTACGCTTCGTCTCATCCTCAGTCATAGGTGCTGGGGTAGGAGTAGCAGGAGCCTCAACAGGAGCTGTAACAGGAGCCTGTGGTGGGGGTGGTGGGGTAGGAGCTGTGGGGGTTGGTGGAGCTGGTGGCGTTGGTGCTCTAAAGAGATTACCAATCGCACTGATTACATCGCCGACGCACATAATTAATTATCAGATAAGTTTTGTTTTAATAGTCTTATTATAGAAATCTGACCAGCTCTATAAGCGATCTCCTTTTCAGGAAGATTATGGTCAGGGAATTCGTCGGGAAACTGTTGGTCAAGGTCTTCAAGTAAGCGATGAAGGTCGCCCCAATTAAGCGTAGTTTGGGAGGTTTGGATTTGCATGTTCAAAAAAAGCAGGCATTCTAGCTCGCTTAGTCTCAGAAAGCTCGGGTGCTTTGCCTTCATACATTAAGCGATCACTAGAATCGGTCCAAAATTTTCTATCTAAATATTTGTCCTGAGTATTTCTACCTAGAGGCTGGAAGATCCAATTAATTGTGGCCTTCCTAAGTTTATCCAAAGAAGCAGAAGGGCGTAGACCCAGCTCTGTACATACAAGGCTATTACTGCCGACATGGATCTGTTCGTCTCTTGAGATATCTGCCGAAACTGTGCGTAAAGCAGCATCGCCATTAAACCTAAACATAGGGAGAAGAACAAAGAAGATTGCTCTTTCAGCCACGAGAGCTTTGGTAATAGTGTGGTCAGGGTGTGCCATCCATGCATCTCTTAACCTCAGTGCTTCTAATTCAGATTGTTCATCAGCACCATGAGCATCTACTATATATTGTAGTGCTATATCATGACGCTCTTCGTCTTTTACGTTGTCCTCTAATAACCTTCTAGCGTTATCGGGAACATTTTTTTCAAGCCCTTCTTTAATGAAGTTACCCACAGGTAGCTCCATATGACGTATTGCGAGGGCACGTCTGATGGTCTCTTCGGCTCCATCCTTAAGCTTACCAGCCGTTGGCTTGACTGGAGACCATTTTCTCTTACGTGAGAGTAGTTTATCATAGGGATTATTCATTCTTGACAATCACAGGTAGGGGGTTCATTTAGAATCCCTTCCAAGTAATCATTGACATCATCTTCATCTAGTGCAGCATATACATTAGACTTATCTTGTACGTCCGACATCACTTGCAGGGAGTAGTACAAGGAAGTTTGCGGTGAACGCAACCACTCTTCAACGAATTTTTCATCGTAGGTTACAACATCACTCCATGAGTTAAAGCTGTAGCCGTGAAGAAGTCCTGTATTGTTGAGCATTATCATTATGCCGTCTGCTACACGCTTGTATGCGTCCCAGCCAACTTCTGAGGCGATCTCAACATCGCCATAATCATAACTCTGTACACCAAAGGTGCCAGAATCTCTATCAATTGTTTTGGAAATAGGAGGTGCTATTTCAGGGGTGCATGTGTAGCCGTCAAGATCTTTACTCTTGTAAGATACTGATGCGGTAGGAGCTATAGCAAAAGCTCTTACCATCTCATGATCTTCTGCAATATTTTGAGCAACTTTAATACCATGTTGTAAGGCACTAGCTATCTCTCCAGCAGGTCCAAGAGTAAACCCACCATTATTAATTTCATCAAGAGCAGATCCAAACTGCTCATACGTTACATTGTATCTTCTTAAAAGGTTTGCTAATCCAAGCAATCCAAGTCCGACTTGCTTATCCGTTTCGGGTGGGAGATATTCTCCTGTTGCCCCGACACCTGTTCGGCTATGGAGTTCGCACAAGCTGGACATACCCTCACTGAAAGCTCTCGGAATAGTGTCGATACTACAGGCACCGAGATTGACATGCTGTAAGAGGCATGTTCCACGTGTGGGCAAATAAACCTCCAAGCATACATTGCCGTAGATCCGTTCGAGTTTGTCATTGTACTTATATTTATTAAGCCAGATATCACCTGATCGGATTCCGTAGATGATGGCTTGTTTGGTTGTGTCATCGGCTAATTCCCATTGGGCTTCGTTCAAATCTACACATCTTTTTACCCACGGTAAGTCAGCTCTCGGAGTAGTGATGAATTCAATAATGTCAGGATGAACAATGTCCAAATGCAAAACGCAAGCCCCATTCTTATAGATTCCACCACGTCTGAGTGTTTCATTTAGTGTTGAGTAAATTTTCCCGAATGATACTGGTCCAGAAGCTGTAAGACCTTTTCCATTTTCGTGTCCTTTGGGTCGGAGCTTAGATAAGTGGACAGCAACTCCCGCACCAAAACGTAACGCATGGGAGACATATCTCCACGATGCTTCAATGCCATTGTCACCCTCCATAGAGTCTTCAACAACAAACACGGTGCATGATACTGGCAATCTTCCTTCAGGATCTTTCATCCAGTTCTCAACTCGGCCAGTTCGAGCGATCAATTCTGTTGTCATTAAACTAAATCAAATAAGTTTGGTAAAAAATAACTTGGACCCTTCATTATTTTACCATCTTCACGGTATATAGGGTTTCCATCCTCTCCTAACTTGCTCATATTACTTGCATGTACACGGCGGTACGCTTCATCTAAGTCCCATTCAAATGTAGCAGCTAGTTGGTGGCATACATAAACTAAGTCAGCGACTTCCTTTAAGAGATGCGCTCTGTGATCTCTATCTACAGCCGAGGGACTAAGCCATAGTTTTTCCATGACTTTCTCTGCAGCTTCTTTCACTTCATAAAACTCTTCAGCGATCAAACTCAAACTGAGTCTCAGCGCAGAGTTCGTTATAGAGTTCTTCAGTGAGTATGCTTGGCGAAATTCCCTTGCGTTGGTTGAGTAAAAACTCTTTTTCATTGGTTAGGTAGTGGATAGCTTTGTCAAGGTCAGCAATAGTATCATCTTTGTGTCCTGCCCTGCAGATATACTTAATGGCATTACCAAGATGATAATTTAATTCTTGATCTCGTATGAAATCCCATACCTCTATAGAACCCCGTTTATAATACTGGGGTCCATAAGATTGGTTTGGCATGGTCATAGTCATAGTCGGTGTGTTGTAATATTCTAGCTAAACGTGCATTCAGTAGAGCGTCGTCGTCCGATAACCCTCTTTCTTTATAAGCATTACAAATAGCTTGCCATTTGTTTGTGCTATTGAGCAACTGTGACGCACGTTTAACACCAATTCCAGGGCAGCCAGGATATCCATCTGTGGGATCACCTGCTAGAGATTGAATTAGATGCCAGTTATCACCATCTTCTTTGGTGATCTCTTCTACATCATCAACTAGGTTCCATAGGTTCCCAGGTATCTGACGCATATCTTTATCAGGACTTACAATGATGTTATCCCTATCTAAATAAGCAGGGTTAGTTGCATCAATGCCAATGGTGTCATCTGCTTCCAAACCTTCACGGATAGAATGATTGTAATTTTCACAACAATAGTTGACCAATCTTCTATATCCTAGAGGCTTACGGCGATTTCGATGACCCTTATAACCTGGAAAAATTTCTTTCCTAAAATTTGAGGTACTAGAGAAGTAGAGAATAAACTCATCTTCCATCATAGCCTTTGTTATCTTCTTTAGCTCACGTTCAAATAGTTTAAGGACTTCACTAAAGTTAGACTGTGAAACAATCACGTCATTACCAAAGTCAATACCCTCTTCACATACTTGAGCCGCTTTATAGGCTAAGAAGTCGCAATCAATTAATAACATTTAGTGTACTTCTGCCCAGTTGTTTCCGATTTGAGCATCGGCTTCAATAGGCAGTCTGAGTTTATAATACTCACCAGTTTGAGTAGCTGCTAGCTTACAAGCAAAAGCAACATCGTCAGCTGATGATGGTGGTGCACCAAGTACTTGCTCGTCATGAACAAAAGCATAACGCTCATGTTTAATATCAGTAAGTAATTGGTCGGTGATTAATACCCACCTCTTTGCAATACAGCCAGCAGAGGACTGAAGCAAAAAGTTTAAAGATTTATGACCTGAATCAACGCTGATACTACGTCCATCAATAGCACGTATGCTACCGCTTTCTGCAACTCGTTTAGTAGCTTTAACCAGATCTTCAAGACCAGGTATAGCTTCCATGTAAGCTTTTCGGATTTCAGCTCCTTTCTTTTTAGCCTTTTCAGGTGGTAAAAGATGGTCATAGGATATACCAAGTTTCTGGTTGCCTGCCCCATAAAGAAAGGCATAAGTGACCGTTTTTACTTGTCTCCTGGAAATCCCAATTTTATCAGCATTAACTTGGTGTATGTCTCCATTGAGTAAAATATCTGCATATCTTCCCCCATCGTAACGGGCTAAGTAATGTGCAAACATTCTTAATTCAATTCCAGCAAGGTCACTATCTACTAGCTTCCATTTTGGTTTTGTAATAAATAACTCTCGACAATCCTTATCAGCACTAACTTGTGCCAAATTCGGATGAGAATGAGCCATTCTATGTGTGGCAGCTCCTATAAAACAGGAGTGGTGAAGTCTGCCATTCTTGACTAACTTCAGCCATGCGTTCTGTCCTTGTGACAGCATCCCGAGTTTCTTCTGTGTAACCAGAATCTCAAGGAATATTAACGCTTCTTTTGATCCAATCTCTTTTAAAACAGTCTCATCAATAACTGCTTTACCAGTAGCAGTAAACTTTTGCGGTTCCCAACCTTGAAAGGTTTTAAACCACCAAGCTATATGCTCTCGACTACTAGGATTAAAATCCTTTAGGCGTTGCATTTCGCAGCCTTTTACATAGCCTTGTGTTTTATTATCCCTGCGAGGGGTAAATTTATTGCCAGGTACATAACTACAAATACTCTCAGCGGCCTCTCTAAGGCTCTCTAAGCGGTTTAATAGTGTGTTCTCTAGCTCTTGTGCTTTTCGCACATTAAAGGGCCATCCTATGGTCTTTTGAGTTGCCATTAATTCGGCAATCTCATGCTCTAAGATGACGGGTTCAGGAATTTGTGGAAATGCTTCCATAGTTTAGCTAGAATAGCAACGTCTTGTATGCAGTAATCCTGCATGTCTTGTGACCAGTTTTTCCAATCGGTGGTCTCTCCGAATTCATCCTTAAAACACTTGAGTCTATATCCATAAGCTTTGAGACTATGTGACCCATATAAACGAGCTGGCATATAAGGCCATTTACGTCTTAGATCAATATCTAATAAGTTAGGATAATAAAAACGACTGAGTATCAATGTGTCCCAATGGTTAGCTTTACCTTTAAAATAAGGGTAATGTTTCTTAATTTGTGGTACATCATAAGCTATACCATTATGAGAAACTATATTATTTGCTACCTCTAACGTACTAATACCAGTGGTAATAGAATAATTAGAAGCCATTGGTAGGGTTTTAGGATCATCAGCGTACTTTTCATCATTGTAGGCATTGACTTGTCCAGTGTCCAAATCTTGGATAACCATACAGTGAATCCTTGTGGAATCAATTCCATCTGTTTCTGTATCAAATGCTAGGTTGATCTGTTCTTTGGTGTCCATTTGTAGGTTTTATCAACAAACTTAGCCTTTTTAATGGCAGCTTGTGATGGTGGATTAGGTCTGTTAAGATTAAAAGTCTGTTTGTGGGTCGAAATCGGTCGTAATTTCATTTTCAGTAAATCGACAGGTGGATAAATTGTAACCAATGTTACATGCTATGCCAGTCTCGCCAGAATATCTATTTTTAAGGACTCTAACAATCGTAGAGCTTCGATCAGAGTCGGTCTGTTGATCTCGTTCGAGGGCAATAACCGTATCGCTAATCTGAGCA